TTAGATGCCATCTAGCACCCTCATCCTTGGTGATTGTGAATCCTTCATCAAGATTATATAATTCTCCAGGTATCTGTCTCATATCCTTATCAGGGGATACTATAATATTACCTGGATATTGTGTAGCATATATACCCATCGCATCGTCTGCTTCTAATTCAGGCATAATAATAACTTCATGAGTTACCTTTAATGCATTAATTACACGCTTGTATCCACAAGGTTTCTTACGATTACGATGACCTTTATATGATGGTAAAATTTTCTTTCTGAAATTTACAGAGTCAGAGAAGAATAATATTATATCAGAGAATGACCCAAATTTGTCTTTAATCTTGGTAAGTTCTCTATTTGTGGCGGATAATGCATCACTAAAGTTGCTAGTGACAAGGATAACATCAGCACTAAAATCAATTTCAGTCTCTGCCGCAGCACAGGACTTATATACGATGTAGTCTGCATCAATTAATAATTTCATAGGTGGTTTTGTAAGAGATAATTTACTAGATTTACAGCACCTTGAAGGTTATCTCCAGATCTTGAAAGTGCTACATTACAATTATCACATATCCATCCACGAAATTTTCCTGTATCATGGTCATGATCTAATTGCAATTTCTTTCTATGTGGACCTAAGTTTGGATTTGTTAAAGGATTTAATTTACAAGAATCACATACTTTAGGTATTGGTGGTGCTATTTTTCTAAGCTGTCTGACAATAGCAGCTTCCTCTTTAATACATTCCTTACATTTACAGTTAATTCTTTTTTTAACTGGTCCTTCTCCTCTACGACTGAAACAATCAAGAGGTTTTTCTTCACCACATCTTCTACATTTTTTAGTTTCCATAGGTGGTTAGTGGGTTTCTGCCCAATTCATACCGCTATTACATTCAGCAGCAGTTGGACATCTCATGTTGTAGTGTTCACCAGCTTGCATAGCTGTAACCTTAAGTAGGAACTTTAATGGTTCGACTTCTGACTGTGAACACTCAAATTGTAATTCATCATGAACGAATGCCAGTTGTCGAGCAGTTTCAGGAAGCCATTCATGGACTAATACCATCCATCTTTTGGCGATGATCGCTGCCGATCCTTGTAAGAGGTAATTGAGGGACTTATGCCCCGAGTCAACGAGGATACGACGGTGGTCGAGTCCATAAACATAACCCCTCTCACTAGCTTTGTGTACCCCTTCCAAAAGTTCTTTAAGACCTGGAATGGCTGCAATATAAGCTTTCCTAATCTCTGCTCCTTTCTTTTTCTGTTCATCATTAGGTAGTTGTTTGTCATAGGCTTGACCTATGCGTTGGTCTCCAGCTCCATACAAAAATGCGTATGTGACTGTTTTTACTTGGCTTCTGGTGATGCCAATTTTGGCTGCGTTAGTGGCGTGGATATCTCCGGTGAGGAGAATTTTGGCGTAACGTCCTTTATCAAATCTGGCGAGATAGTGGGCAAGCATCCTGAGCTCAATGCCGCTAAGATCACTACCGACCAGTATCTTGCCTGGAGTGGGAATAAATAATTTTCTGAATCTTTCATCTGAGGGAACCTGGGCTAGGTTTGGTTTACGGTGTGCACATCTAAATGTAGATGTTGCAACTGAACAATGGTGGTGTATACGGCTAGACGTCGTACATAGCTTCTGCCATGCGTTCACGCCTTCCGAGATCATCCCCAATTTCTTGGTAATATCTAGACATTTCAGAAACAACAGGGCTGTCTCCGACCCAATATCTTTTAATACGGTCTCGTCTATAACCGCCTTCCCTGAGGCTGTTAATGACTCCGGGGTCCAATTCTCGTGAGTCTTTAAGGTCCATGCAATATGATCTCTGCTAGTAGGATTTAGTTCTTTGAGTTTTGTAAAGGTTGCCCCTGCGATATAACCTTTTGTTTTGTTATTTCGCTTAGGAGTAAATTCTGGTCCTGCAACGAAAGCATACCTATCTCGTAATAAGTTAACAGCTTCTTGAAGCTCTGTTCTGAGAGTAGATTCAAGTTGCTGTGCAGCTGGTTCATCAAAATACCATCCATGTATCTCCTGTTGGGTGAGTATGTGTGCTACCTGATGCTCTAACGTGAGCCAATCAGGTAAGGGTGGAAGTGGTCGCATAACCTTTCTGTAACTTTAACATCTTGGGCACAGTAGTCTTCCATCTCTTGACTCCATTCTTTCCAATCAGTATCCTTTGCAAAGTTTCCTTTGTATTCTCCTAATCGGTAGCCATAGGATTCAAGTGAATGACGACCATACATCTTTGTTGGCATGTCTTTCCATGCTTGTCTTTTATCTATATCGAGTAAGTTCGGATGATATAACCTAGATAGAAGGAGAGTATCAACAATATTCCCAGTAGGGTTAAACCAACTAAAGATACTTTTAATAATAGGGAGATCAAAGCCCACGATATTATGACCGACAATGTTATCAGCCATTTCAAGGTATTGGACTGCTCTAACCACAGGGCTAGACATCCCTTTACCAGGGCATTCATCATTGTAGGTTTCTGTTCTGTTATCTTCGACATAATGTAATGCTATGCAATGTATACGTAAGTTGTCATCACCTAGCAGTCCGTTTGTTTCTAGGTCGAACACTATTGTCCCTATCCCAGTGGTAGGTTTTGTCAATAAATTTGGCCTTTTCAATTGCTTCAGATGTAGGTGGGTTAGGTCTATTTAAATTATCTATATGTGTGTACCAAGGATGTTTATATATATCTTGCCTTGATTTTTCTGATGCATGTATAACCTCATGTTTAGAAATCTGTGGCTGGGTTGAATGTTGGTCTGGTCTCATCTTCATGTTCAGTAAATCTGCAGGTGTTTAAATTGTAATCTAGTGTTCCACACGTGCCTGTCTCGCCAGAATAACGATTTTTAAGGATTCTAATAGTCGTAAGACCTCTTCCTCCGTCTGTTTGCTGGTTTCTTTCGAGGGCGACGAGGTTATCGCTGATTTGAGCAATGGAATGAGATCCTCTAAGTTGCGATAGCGACACACGCCCTCCCTCTTCGTGCGAATGATTGTCATTGTTTGATCTTCTTAAGTGTGATACTAGGAATAGGGCTATGCCTGTACGTTCTACTAATGATCTTAACTTAGTCATAGTAGAATCTATCATGCGTCGTTCATCTCCATCTAATCCACTTAATAATATACTAAGGTGATCTAGGAATATAACACGACACTCCAATCCACTGGCAAGGTATTCGATCCTATTGTAAATAAGGTCTGGGTCAAAAGAACCAAAACCATCAAAAAGAAAGAGATTCCAGTTAGATATAGAATTCTCAAATGCAGTAGTAAGTTCGGTCTCATCAGGTTCTCCAAGTTGTAAATTTTTTCCAACAGCTGTGGACATCAATCCAAGTGCTGTTCTCCTATTACTTGCTTCAAGTTCCAAGATGCCAACCGATTCGCCTTTTTGCAGCAAGTCAACTGCAAGGTGACGCATGATTGAGGTTTTTCCTGAACCAGTGCCAGCAGTAAATGTTGTAAGTTCTCCATACCTGATCCCTCGTAGCTTCTCGTTAAGTCCTTTAAAGGGGTATTCATGATCATAAGGGGCTTGTGGTGTAGTAACTAATTCTAATAAAGATTTACCTTCTATAATTCCATCTGGTCTATATGGCTTTGCATCCCATATTGCTTTTCTAATTGCCTCTGCATCTCCAGCTTGTAATGCCTCTGAGGGATCTTTATAATCCTCCATACGGGCTATCTTTACCTTACCTGGAGGTAATACACCAGCAGCATCTTCTGCTGCCTTCCTACCTGGTTCATCACTATCAAAGAATAGTACTATTTCATTATACCCTTGGAATAACGGTATCTGTTTCTGTATATCTTTCTTTGCACTGGCCGCACCATGCGGTAAAGAAACCATCGGCCAACCGGACATTGCCTCATAACAGCTCGCAGCATCTAATTCACCTTCAGTAACAACAATACGTTTACCAGTACTAGGGAACAAATGCTGGCCGAATAGAGTATCAGTGGAAACTCCTTCATATGTAAACTCCTTTCTTTTTGTTTTTACTTTGATCCCGACAAGAGCTCCATCGCTTGTATGATATGGGAAGCGTAGAGTGTCTCCGTCTCTGTAAATTCTAAACTTTTCGCAAGTTCCAATAGAGAGCTTTCGCTTTCTAAGTTCTTGGGCGTATCCTGTGAGTTGGACATTCATTTTCCTTTTTGACTGTGAATTAAGATTTATACCCTCTGCGGGTGTGTAAGTTCTACATGAATAACAAAAATATGAGCCATTAGAATACAAACTATTTGCATCTGATGACCCACAATTAATGCAAGGCTCATGTCTTACAAATTCGCCTTTATCTAACATTATATCAACCAATCAAGTGGGATTTCATGATATGCTGTCCAAGGTATGTCATGTTTGTCACACCATTGGGCATATGTAGTTTTAGATTTCTTAGATATAGTGTTATAAGGTGATTGGAATACCATCCTTAAGTCTACATCTGGGTTATCACGCTTGACGGCAAGCACTTTACGTCTATCGGCAGCGTCCCAGTATCCTTTTGTTTCCAAGTAGACATAGTTAGGCAAAACAAAATCGGGAGTGTAATTATGCTCGATAGTATAAGAGAGTTTCTCAGATTCATATTCATATGATACTCCTAGTTGTTGGAGGAGGGTTGCTACCTTCTCCTCCAGTTTAGATCGGAACTTAGGTTCCTTTTTATTCTTTAACTTATCGAAGGCTCGTTGAGCCCATTCAATATGATCAGAAGTCTTCGTCTTCGACATTAGTTTCGGGTGTAGGTGGTACTTCACCTGCCTTAAATCCAGATGTCTTACCAAATAAGTCAGCTACCTGTGATTCATTTAAATCATCAGATGATACTCCAGCTGCATCAGAATTTAATGACACAACCTGAACACCAAGTAACTTAAGGCTACTGCCATAGGTAATTCCATCTCTAAGGATATAAGGTTTCTGATAGAAGCCAAGTTTAACTTGAGATCCTCCATAAAGCGGTATTTTGCTATCTGTAACAGGTACGCCTTCTGTATCAACTACAGGAGGTCTTTTATCTTCTCCCCAGGAGAATTTAATTTTATGTTTCCCTTTAGCTACTTCTTCCCAGGGTGTTGGTTTTAGTGTAGCTCTTTTAGGGTTCTTGAGCTTGGATTCTGCCCATTTAAGGACATCGCTCCTCTCAGTTTCTAGCTCGTCAATGAGTTCATCACCAACAACAGCCGATAAGGAATAACCAAACTTACCAGGTTCTAGTATAGCTTGAAATCCTTCCAATGTAACAACGTCAGTAACGTGTGTATTCTTAGGCATCTTCCTTGACCTCCTCTTTAGCTGGAGCTAACTCCTTAGCTAATGATTGACGGTACTCTCTAAGTGAAGTAAGTCTTTCGTCTACTTCCTTAAGTCTTTGTAGCTTTGCCTCTCTTTCAGCAGCCTGTAATCTCTCTTCAGAAACTACGACTATTCTTGTTGGTGCAAATGCGTAATCAAATAATGAAAACATTTAACAGAAAAAATAAGTTGAATCAATTACCGATTCAGGTTTTAAGTCACCTATAATCGGTGGTTTAGTCTCTGCCCCTATCTGTGAGGCAAAGTCTGTAAGGTAGTCACGCTCAGCAAACAAATGCATGTACGTTTCCCTTATTATAGTCGATAATTCGTCCATGTCAACCGCTTGTGTGAGAACGCTGTCATGGATTAATGCTATAGGCTTATCAAACCTAATAATACTCAAATGTAGTAGTGATGCATCTAAAGAATGTATAAGATTAGGAGCAGTAGCAGCTTTATGTCTAGCTATATCTACTACTTTCTTATCATCTGTAGCTACTGATATCCTACATCTACCTAATAGTTGTAGTTCTAATCTAGCTACTTCCTTCTTCATTATACGTTGTGTAACTACAAAACCAGATGGTGTTACCCATTCTAATTTATCTACACCTCTCTTTATAGCTTTACCTACTTCATCTTCAATCCACTTCATCACTGCCATCGGACCAGGTACTATTTCATTCATAGCATCTCTAACCGCCTTGACTGTGATTGTTAGATCATCTTTATCTATCTCTACACCTTTCTCCCTTAGTGCATCCTTAATGTAGGATCTATTAGAGAAAGGTTTGGCATTGTAAGGGATAGTCATAACTGTGCGTTTGACACACTTCCTATCCCATACAGAATGTAGCTCTTGTGGTATTTCAGGTTTCGCACATTCAGCTACTACCTTGTATGCGTCTTGTGGACGTTCAGAAGGCAACACATTGACGAGTTGTGCTGTCTTACGGTCTCTAGCTAATCCAGCTAGGATCTGAAGTCCACTGCATGTTGCATCCGTGGCTACAAATAACCTTGTGTGTTTTCTAATCTGTTTAGTTACTACCGCATAGTACTCCTCACACGCAGATAAAAATTGCCACGGTTCATCCGCTGCCTCCCAGTCACCAATATAATCTATAGGATTAGTAGCTACTCTGGTAATCAACGGTATATTATCCATTACCCAGTTCAATCGTTCAGACATAGTTGATTTGTCTAAACCGTATGTCGTTGCGACTTGGAATGCAAGCCATTTCTTTCCTGATTCGGTAATGTAAGATTCGTCAGCTGAGATAAGCAATGATTTTCCAAAGTCTGTATCTTGTACTGTAAGAAATGCAGGAATTGGGTAGCTGCGTCCACGATAATCAAAAGACCAAGGTATATAAAACCTTTCACGATTCTTAAAACGTTGAACTGCTTCCATTGTCATTCTTGTGCGGCAGGATCTCTTGAACTCTGCTGCTTGTTTATTCATTACTTCTGCTGCTTGTCTTCTATAGGACTTACGAGAAAGTGTGTTCTCAGCTATATCTACAGGCTTAGGTGGTAAATCATAATGAATAATAGGTAGGAATTTACCGATACTTATTTCTGCTGCTTGTAACTGTTCAGCTACATCAACTACGAATGAATTTAGTCGATAAGCAACCTTCTGAATTTTATTCAAAAAGGCTAGTGGTTGTTCCCCCTGTATAGACGGGTGGTTAGACCGCCTAACTAAATCATGACCTTCCATTATTTCGTTTAGCATATAACCGCCAGGGATTTCATTAGTCCAATCTCTAGGAGGTATTAACATAGGCCAAGCTAATGGTGCAAATAACTCTGCATTAGCCATAACTTCATCCTTGATATCCATAAACTCAGCAGTAGGTACAACGAACAATTCATTCTTTCTGCCTTGTCTAATGTGTACCCTCTCAAACCAGTTACTAGCTTTCATTATACATTCTAATAACCAAGCACCTAATTTAATTTTTATAGATGTATGCCAAGCTTTCCATTGCTTAACCTCATATCTATTCATTAACGTCCTTATGATTACTACTTTTTGATGAGTACCACAGGCTCTATGCCAATAGTTCTCTTTTAATACATTGAGTAACCCAGGAGCATGAGTTTCATAATGTCTCATCTGACATTCATCTTCTACAGCTTTACCGATAGCTTCACATACTTTAACAGCTTGATTACTACCTTCTTTATACCCAAATACTTTATCAAATGTAATCTTACATGCTATAGCCGCAGCTGACTGTGAATCTATATCCTTAAGATACTGATGTATATCTTTAAATGCTACACCATTAGATCCTTTATGTATACGAATAGTTGTGTCATCAATTAATTTAGCTACATCAGGTAATAAAGTATCAATACTACTTATACCATATATAGTAGCAGAAGAATAGTTTTGATTCTCAAGTTTAATTGTTTGATCTTGTAACCTCTTGAGTCCTTGACTAATAGCTTCCCGTTCAAGTTTAACTTGCTCGTCTATTTGAGATGGTGTTGGTGTAATCATGAAGCTCATCATTAATTTGGTCGATTAATAAATCTTTTAATCTACTATAGTTAGGATGATTCTTATTATTCTTAAATCTCTCCTCTATTAAATCTAATGCTTGCTTCTCATAGGTGTATATATCTTGGATGGTTCTTTCATAATCCATGTTCTCTTCTAAGTTGCTCGTCGAACCAGTCATCTCCTGATTCGGTATCGTTGTCTTCATAATAGATGGAATCCTTTTTCCTTAAATGTTTAGGGTAGACATATCCAATATCATCATGAGTACAGACAAGAAATTCAGACTTGCCTTCTTTCATAATCATATTAGCACGTTTGTTTGCATTACTAAGTTTAGCATACACATACTCAGTTACTTTACCTGTCTTGACATTTTGTTCACGAATGATACAAGCAACAGAGGAAGGTATCTCCCATCCATTGATCTTCCAATCCATAAACTCATCAAACTCAAGAGGTAAGAAGAATGAATCAGGTGAATCCTTATAGGCTTGCCAGTTATTGGGATAGTATTTCTTTTTAGCCATCAATATACCTCAGGTCAGATAAGTAGTCATCCATTAATGCAGCCTCTTCCATAGCTTCTTCAGCTACAGAATGTGCATCATCAGCATTAAATGCAGAGTAGATAGAGTTCATAATGAAATCTCTACCACTCTCTAGTGTAACATGATACTTAGGCATTTGACTGTGAATTAAGTTTGTTCTTTAGGTTCTGTAACCTTTTCTTTGCTTGACGTAGAGCTTGAGGTTTCTTTTTTCCTCGCTCTTTTCGCTGGACGTCCCCGTTTTTGAACGGGAGTATCATCTGTGAGGAAGGCATTGTATAACTCCTGGTGTAATTGTTGGTATTGTGGAGTTAATTCTGTCTCCTTATCTTCATAATGTACTAACCATGCTTTAACAGCATTAAGTACTAACCATTCTTTACTCTTCAACATCTACTTCCTCCTTCTTATCTTTTACATTGATCTGATAGTATTTAATGAATGTATCTATATTCTCCTCTGATAAACCATTGAGAAGAACGCTGTCTTCATGGTCATCAGTTACTCTCAAGCAACCGTGCTCTCTACAAAAATATAAAGACGGATTACGAAAGTAATACTCATAGGTAACTTCAGGTGATAGTGACATTAGATTAGCCAAATAGGTGGTAGTTTTTACGGGGTGGGTTATACTTATAACCAGAAGACTTAGCTCTACTATATATCTTTACCAAGAGGTTGGTCTTCATTGTTACCTCCGTGGTGTTCGGTAGTAGTTGGTCTTTCAGAGACTTCTTCATAATCAAGTTTAATAATAGGTAGGTACTCTTTAAGTTTAGATGTAATGAACCATATGAAATCTTTAGGCATCATTTTAGTTCTTGCTGTGACTGTGATTTTATAAGTTTTCATTAGTATCCTCCATAAGGATCAGTTTCGGGAGTATACTCCTCTTGTTTCTTTAAGAACTCACTCATACTTGATTGGCAATTAGGTGGTTCAGGTTCTTTATAACCTTTCATCCTTTTCCACTTCTGATACAAAGCACCCAATATCCAGCTAGATGAAAGGCTGTGGGGTCCATTTTCTAGTAACTCAAGTTCCTTTTTACTATTTGTATAAGGAATAAGTTCTTCTCTCCAATTGGAGTCGTCATAAGTTTCAGTTGTCATAAGTTAAACCTGATACTTTTGATCTAGTAAATCCTCTCTTATAGTATATGCTTGTGAGTCTTGTGGATATTCATCTAAGACTGATAACAAATACTCAAGATCATCATCTTCTATGTTATAATCACTCATGTTGAGTACCTACTACATAGTTTATTTAATGCATCAGGATAACGTAGTACATCAGCAGGTAATGAGTTATAAACCTCATCATTAGTATAGATATACTTAAGTAGTAATCCAAGTTGTGCATTCTCAGCCTTAGTAATACTCATAACACCAACTCTCCTTGAGTTAGTCTTTGATCTTGTTACATCAACCTTTACATGGTTAGGATTAGGATCAACAGTAGTCGTAGTCATTAGTAAATCTCCGATTGTTTAGTAACGAATGTCATTGGCTCACTAACAAGTAGACCAACAGCATCTTGATTGAAAGTATTAACATATGATTTACATACATCATCAACTTTATTTCTGTGTTTAGTAGTAACAGTAACTAGCTTAGTGTCCTCAGTTTGCCCCTTCCAAGCCCCTTCAACATCTTGTATAGTATAACCTGTGAAAGTCATACCTAAGACCTCTTTGAAGCCCTCCCAAAGCTCATCTGATACGTATTCACCAGTCGGCACATTACGACCAAAATACATTTGATAGGTTTGTTTCATTTAATAGTTTAATTAATTGAATAAGGAATTGTGAGTCCCTTGTACAGCCCTAAGTAGGCTGTAAGAGAGATTCATTTGATAGATCTGTTTTAGTACCATCTGCATTAACTCTATAATTAGTTAATTCATCCATACTAATAACATCAAAACTAACTGCTTCGATGTATGCCCATGTTACATAGTTCTTATAGGAGTTTAGAATCC